AAATAATAAGTTAGGATCTATATCTTATGAAGATACTAGCACTAATGAGAGTTATGAACTTGCATTGAACAACGTTGATACTAATACATTAGATGAAATCAAATCTGTGTTTCCAAATGTATCAATGCTTACTCTTTGGAATACTAAAAACTCGTACTAATGTTTTTTGAAGATGCACAATTTGCTTGGGAGCTCTATAAGATATCTCCTGAGCTAACATGCACTTGTGATGAGGTTCATACTTGTCAGCAGTGTTATGAAGAAAATAAGAATGAATAACCTTTTAAAGCTATAATATTATGGAAGATTATGAATTTGGGGCTGGAGAAGAATACTGTAATGAACCAAACGATGTTTTACCACCTGGATATGAAGAGTGGAAGAAAGAGTTTGATTCCAGAAGACTTTACTTGCTATAGACTAAAAATAAATAAGTTAAACCATTAATAAATACAACAATGAGAGAAATTAAACTAACACCAACGGAGTTTTACAGATTTAGAAAGGTGGCATTCGTGTTTGGAGTGCTATTTATGTGCAACATTGCTAATAGTATGTACACTGTGAAAGCAGAGAATGAACATTTAGAACAATTAGGCTATTAACATGGCTAGTGAAACCACACACGAGATTGAGTATAACAATGTTGTACTCAATGTCACTGGTTTTTATGAACCAGAGGAGAAAGAAGTTACATATGATGCAGATATGGCTGGTTATCCAGGAGCACCTGCAGAGTTTGATTCACATATGATATCATGTGGATGTCAAAATATCATGAGTATTTTACATTATGATACAATAGGGGAAATAGAAACATTAATCTTAAATAAATACTACGAGCATGATTATTAAAGAGCACAAGATACTTGAAACAGGTTTGCATTGTCTAATTGATGACAAGGGACGTGTAGAAGTGTACACAGAGGAAGAGTATAACACAATATCAATTCTGAATCCATGGTGGAAGAGAATGAAATCTAAACACTTTAGCTATGAGTAAGAGAAAGAAGAAGTGGGAATACCAAGGACGCTCAAAAGAGCAGTACCAGCGTAACATGCAAGGATGTTTACCAGTAATCATTTTCTTAATGGCTCTTATGTGGGTTATGATAATTTGTAATATTTTAGGATCATGACAATTAGAGAAGCACACGTAGCATTGATTATTAAGGCCATGAACAAGTGTTGTGGACATAGAGCTCATGCAGCTGAAAAGCTAGGCATAACAGAGAGAACTCTGTATAGATACATAAACGACTTTAACATTGGAAAAGTTGAAGGAGTATATGAAACAAGAATTACTAAATCAGAGATTAAACAAAAAAGAAAGAGGATTACTAAATTATAAACAATGGAAAGATATAGAACAATAGACGGTTGGAGATTTGAATGGAATGAAGACAATGAATTCTACGAATGTAGAGGTGATGTATATCATGATGATGAACATGATGAGATACCTGAGCCAGAGTTGTGGAGTGCAGCTTTGAAATTAGAACAAGAACTTAAAGACGATGGTTATGTTGCAACAGCAGAGCACTCTGAGAAAGGTTGGGTAGAAGTACAAATATTATAAATTTAATTAACACTAAGTGTTATCAAAAAAAACATATGAAACTATACGATGTACCTAGAAATAGCAGAATTAAAGTAATAGTTGAGGATAAAGTACCACCAGGTGCTCCTCAAATTGCACAAGGAGAAGAACTTAACTTTAGATCTGTAGATGGAATGTACAGCTACTGCACCAGAGATGATGGTGAAGTGGTACATTTAGCAGCATGGACTGAAGTAGAAATTGTAGTATGAAAGTCAGGTTTGTACTTAAAATAGGTACTTTGCTCAAAACTTTACTTTACAGTAAACTAAGCATTATAAATAAATAAATAAGTAGAAATGGAAGGACAAAAAGGATTACCAGAAGAAATGGCTAGCAACAAGCAGCCACACGTTATGTGCCCAGAATGCTTTAAGGGTTCAGTTAAGTTTAACTTTATTACCAATGATGGTAGTTGTGACCAATGTAGCACAGCGTTTACCAAACGTGGTAATAGTATAAGATTTGTCTAATGTTTGTGGCTGTAGAGTTACACTTTCGTCATTATGATGCAGAAGAGTTAAAAGAGGGAATGCTCTTTATGAACCATCTGTATCCTGGTAGCGAGAGAGAGCACGTAGAGATCTTTAAGTTAAGGAAGGAAGCTATACATGAGCTGATTACACCTGAGATAATCTTTATGGAAAATGGGTTTCCTGTTTATCCATATTTATTAGATTCAGATGGTAAGGTTGTAGCAACGCCTGAAGAGATAGGTTTGTTTGATCCAGGTGAAGCATCTGTTAACCTCATAGATTTTGATGTTAAAGAAATGAACTTTATAATGAGAGAGTTTGATGCATTACTTGAAGTATTTGTTGATGAAGACATGTACGAACAAGGAGTGATTGAACCTGTACTAGACGAAGGTAAAGTTATACTTAAGTTTCTAGATGATAACGAAGAAGAACCAGACCCTTATTGGGAAGATACTATTTAATATGGAAGAAGAACTAAGTAATTGCTGTGGCGCATCAAGATGGTACGACTCAGATAGATGCTCTGACTGTAAGGAACATGCAGAGTTTAACGAAGAAAACGAAGAATAAATATGGGAGTAGATATTTATGGCAAAGCGCCAAAGTTAATAGGCAAGAAGCCTGAGCTTGATTACAGTGATGATAATATTACTGATAAGCAGAAGAAAGAGTACTGGGATGCACTAGAGAAGTGGGAAGATAAGAACCCTGGTTATTACTTTAGAAGTAATTGGTGGTCCTGGAGACCAATAGTTATGTTATGTAAAAATGCAGCAGAGCAATTTGATTTACAATTTGACTTTGATTCATGGATGGGTAACGATGGAATGGGGTTAGATAATTGGCAGGAGTGTAATTCTATGGCAGATGCACTAGAAAAAGCTATCACTGAAGAAACATCTACCTGGTTTGTAGTAGAAGAGGAAGATCTTATCTATTGTAACATGAACTCCTGGAGTAAGTCAGGAGGTGGTTTTGTAGATGATGAGACAACAGAGAAGCTTAATGCAGCATATCCTTATGGTACAATTATGTTTACTAGTGTAGTTACTGATGATGGTGTATTTCATCCTTCACACGGTACACCACTGTGGATGATTAAGGAGTTTATTAAGTTTCTTAGAAATTGTGGTGGGTTTTCGATTTGGTAATCTCATTAAATTGATTACTTTTGTAGACTCACTAATAGCTTTATGAAATTTATAACCTTTTTGATTAGATGGGTGGCAGGTAACTTGTCTATACCCTTTTGGGTAGTAGGACATGTCCACTTGATTATAAATGACTTTCATGATTTATATGAGTTAATCAGTAGTGTAAGTATGAATATTATAGTAGCAATGGGTTTTTATTTAGAGTGGGAAGATTTAAAAAGGAAAAATAATGACTAAACCATTCATTAAATGTAGTAGATGTGATGAAACATTCAGTGCAGGATTTGACTATAGGATGCATTTCGATAAACACTTAGATGAGTGGTGGGAAGCAGAAGATAAAGATGAATATATAAAACGAACAACACAATGAATGATGTAATTATATATGACATAGAGACTATGCAGGAATGTTTCATAGTAGTATGTATGAAGCCTGAGAGCACACCTAAGAGCTTTACTGTTAGTAAGTGGGAGAATCAGTTAGATTCGTTTGCTAAATACACTGAAGACAATAAGGATGTGTATTGGGTGGGTTATAACAACCTACGATTTGATGCTCAAGTTGTTGAATGGATACTTAGAAACTATGAACAGTGGCATGATGCTACAGGCTTAGAAATATGTGCTAAGATAGCACAGAAAGCTCAAGATGTTATACATGATGCTAATTATGATGTTTTTCCAGAGTATAGAGAACATGAGTTAAGTCTGAAACAGTTAGATTTATTTAAGATACATCACTACGATAACAAGAACAGGCGTGTGAGTCTGAAGAGGTTAGAGTTTGAGATGGATCTTGAGAACATTGAAGAGATGCCTATACATCACACTAAGACAAACATGACCAAGGATGAAGTATTCTTGTCATTGCAGTATTGTTTTAATGATGTTGATGCAACCTATGAGTTCTATAAGATAACGCTAGGTGACACAGATCATCCACTTTACAAAGGTAATAACCAAATACAATTACGTAAAGATATAGAAGAGGAGTTTGGTATACAGTGCCTTAATTATTCTGATAGTAAGATTGGTGATGAAATCATCAAGAAGTATTATTGTCAAGAGAAGGGTATAGATATACGTGAGCTTCCACGTAAGGGATACTTCAGGAAGAGTATTGACATGAAGAATTGTATTGCTCATTACGTTAAGTTTGAGACTAAGCAGCTCCAGGAACTGTTAAGCAGTATCAAGAAGCGTAAGCTAGGCCTTATGGATAACTTTAAAGAGCATGTACATTTCTATGATAATGTATACTCCTTCATGAAAGGAGGTCTTCATACAGAGAACAAACCAGAAGTGTTTGAAGAAGATGAAGATCACGAGATTATAGATTGGGATGTAGCTAGCTACTATCCTGCTATAATAATTAACAGTGGGAAATATCCTGCTCACCTAGGTAAAGAGTTTCTGAATGGGTACAAGCGTATGTTTGACAAAAGGATGGAACTTAAACCACAGGCAAAGAGTGACAGGAGAATCAAAGGAATTGTAGGAGCGCTTAAGCTTGCAGTTAACTCTGTGTACGGTAAGTCATCTGACATGAACTCATGGATCTACGATAGGCAGTTAACTATGTTCACCACTATAACTGGTGAGTTTAGTCTAATGATGCTTATTGAAAGGTATGAGCTTAATGGCATAAAGATAATATCTGCAAATACAGACGGTGTAACTATTAAGGTTAAGAAAGACTTGATACCTAAGATGCATGAGATTAATAAATGGTGGTGCGATGCTACACAATATGTGTTAGAACGTACAGACTATACAAAGATCTTGTTCTCTACTGTTAATGACTACCTGGCCATCATGCCTGATGGTTATGTCAAGAAGAAAGGGGACTTTCTTACAGACTTTGAACTACATAAGAATAAGTCTGCTAGAATTGTTCCCATTGCTCTTGAGCAGTACTATGTGCACGGTACTCCTGTTAAAGATACTATTATGAATCATAAGAATTTATATGATTTCTGTATCAGGAAGAAAGCATCTAGAGATTTCCACTATGAGGGAATTAATAAAGTGACTAATGTTAAAACGAAGTATAACAAATTGATTAGATACTATGTGTCCAACGTTGGTGAGAAAGTTTACAAGGTAAAGAACCATGACTCTGATAGCAAAGCTGCTAAAAGGAGTCAGGTGCAAGCTGGTGAGTGGGTTTGTCATGTTTGTAATTATCTAGAGAAAGATTCCTCAATAGATAATGTAAACTATAAGTACTACATAGACCAAGCAGAAAGTATGATTGTAAAGATTCTTACAAAAGGTAAGCGTAAGAAGAACACCGTAGTACCTAATCAACTAAATCTATTTTAAATGTGAAGAAAAAAGCAGAGATTAACAGAAGTAATATCATGAGACATCTTATTGAGTATCAGTTAGATATGGTCGGTAAACGATTAGTAGATACATTAGATGATGACAGGTGGTATTTTAATTGGACAATGACAGATGAACAGTCCAAAGAGTTTAATAAATATGCAATTAAAACTATGAAGAAAGTCTTCAAGTTTAACACGAGTAAAGCAAAAGAAAATCTAGGCTGGTTTAACCTTCAGTTTGGATTAAGAATTAAAGATTAATATTAATAATTAAAAACCAGAAAAATGGAAGTAAATTTAAGTACATCAGCCTATGTGTGGGCAACAGTTATGATCGTGGGTATCTTATTCACAATTTATCAATTATTTAAAGCAGAACCAGATCCTTATGAAGAGCCAAAGAGAGCTCGTAACAAAAAAGGTAAATATGTAGGAGATGACAAGAGTACACCTGACATCAATGAAGCCTGGGAAGGTGGAAAACCAGGAAGACCACTTCTAGTTAAAAAGCCTAAAAGAGGTAGAGGTAGACCAAAAGGATCTAAGAACAAGCCAAAGGCTAAGAAGAATGTCTAAGTTAATCAACGAAGACTGGGAACATGCAGCTGCTAATGATGAAATGTATGCTGCAGAACGCCAATATATAGCAGAACTAGAATGGCAAGAGTGGGAATACTTGCAAAGTCAGAAAGACAAAAAACCTGCAATAATAATAGTAAATAAACCGAAGGCCAATGAAAATGCATATAAGCCCTCAGATGTTTCAAGAGATCATCAAGAGAAGCTATAACCTTGACATAGTTTATTTACTAAAGATGATAGATGAGCAGTATGACATACAACCTTTATATAAGGATAGTATGAAGATTGCTGCTCTTTATCAATCTTTACTTAGAAAAGGTCTCATAACTAAAGATGAAGAGAAACTTACTACAGCAGGTAAAGACTTATTAAAGTTTGTAGAAACTACTGACAATAAAAAAATAATTAAAAGAAAGCCTGTAACAACGGATTTTGAAGAGTGGTGGAAGAACTATCCAACTACAGATACCTGGACACTAGATCAACATAGCTATAAAGGTACTAGAGCTTTACGTAGAGGTAAAGAAGAATGTAGGAGAAAGTTTAAAAGCATAATTCAAGAAGGTGAATATACAGCACAGCAGCTCATCAAAGCTCTTGATTACGAAGTGAATCAAAAGGTTCAACGTTCAATAAAAGAGAGAAAAAACATTATGAGTTTCATGCAAGGCAGTATAACTTATTTAAATCAAAGAACCTTTGAGGCTTTTATAGAGCTTATGGAACAAGATAAGAATGATAACACACCTGAACCAACATCAGGACCAACAGACGTATAAATTATGCAAAACACAATCGAATTTAACGAGTGGATGAAAAAAATCAAAAGTAATTACTATTCAGATGATAAGCAGATGAATAATGCTTTTGATAAATTAAGAGAATTAGCAAATAATAAAAACTGGAAAGATGAAAATAATACTTAGTATAATATTATGGATAGTAGTAGCAAGGATATTTATGTGGATAGGTGGATACATCTGGCCAGAAGATAAAGATGACTTTGATAACAATTTAAGATACTAATGAGTTTTCAGCTACTGAAAGAAGAGGTCCAGAAGGGCCTTGACGGAAGAAATGGTGGTATACCTATGGGGTTTAACAGACTCAATAGGTATGTTGGCATTAGAAAGTCAATGTACTACCTGATAGGTGGGTTGACTGGTTCAGGTAAAACTAGCTTTATAGATGATGCGTTTGTACTTAACCCTGTAGACTGGGCTCTGTCTGAAGAAGGACAAAAGTCTGGTATAAAGGTGAAGGTGTGGTATAGATCTATGGAGCGTAGTAGAACTTACAAGCTTGCAAAGTGGACATCTCGTAAGATATTTCTAGACCAGGGTATAATCATACCTGTTAACAAACTACTTGGTTGGACAGAAAAGATGACTAAGGATGAGCACGATCTATTTCTTATGTATGAAGACTACATGATGCAACTTGAAGACATGGTAACTATTATTGATGGGCCAGAGAATCCAGTAGGTATAGCTAAGGAGTTAAAGTCTTATGCCTTAGAACGTGGTGAGATAATACAAGTAGATAAATATAACAAGCGATACATACCTAATGATCCTGATGAGATAACACTAGTTGTGTTAGATCATATAGGTTTGTTAAAGACAACAAGTGCACAGCCTACTAAAAAGCAAGCAATTGATAAGATGTCTGATGAGTTACGTTATGCTCGTGATTTCTATGGGTATTCACCAGTAGTTGTTAGTCAGTTCAATCGATCTATATCTAATCCTACTAGGATAAAGAATGGTGATGTTGAGCCACAACTAGAAGACTTTGCTGATAGCTCTAGTACACAGAATGACTCTGATGTATGTATGGCCTTGTTTGACCCTATACGTTATAATGTATCAGACCCATCAGGTTATGATACTAATAAACTTAGAGATGACTTTGGTGGTAAATATTTTAGAAGCTTACGTGTTATTAAGAATAGTTATGGTGAAGACGATATTAGAATTGGTCTTGCATTTCTTGGCCAGATAGGTATGTTTAAAGAACTTCCTAGAAAAAGAGATATGACTGAAGGAGATTATACTTCAGTAGTTAACAAATCATTTTTTATATCATGACAGAACCAATAGAGTTATTACACGCAAGGCTCACTGAAATTAAGGAAGTTAAAGATAGGGCCATAAAGCACAAGCTTCCTTTAAAAGAAAGAGCAGAGATAAGTGCTATATATAATAGATATTATGTATGCATTCAAGAACTAAAAAAATACATACGAACAACATGACATTAAGAGATAAAAGACAAGCAGAGTTTGCAGAAACTTGGCTTAATCACGGTAAGTTTGGAATCCTAAATCTATGTCCTAGGTTTGGTAAGATTAGAACGACCATCAACATCCTTAACCAGATGAACGACAGTTGTACTATGTTGATTGCCTATCCTGACAACAAGATTAAACAGTCTTGGATAGAGGAATTTGAAGAGATGGGATACATTAATGATAACATAACTTACACTACTCACAGGTCCTTACATAAGCAGGCAGGTACAGAGTTTGACATTGTTGTTATTGATGAGATACATTTATTATCAGAGGCCCAGATAGGTGTCTGTGTAGATCTATTTTCTGTCAATGATAACATACTTGGCCTTACAGGCACCTTATCTAAATGGACCACCAGAACCTTAAGAGATGAACTTGGTATATCAGTAATTGCACACTACCCTATAGAAAAAGCTATTGAAGAAGGTGTTATAGCTGACTACCAGATAAATGTAATTAAGGTGCCTCTAGATAACATAACTCGTAATGAGTATGGTAAGGGCAAGATTAAAAAAACAGAACTTCAACAGTTTAAATACCTTAGCGGTGTTATAAACAAGATGATGTACTCTGGTGGGAATAGTATGTTTATGCGCTTAGCACGTATGAGACTAATTCAAAATAGTTTAGCTAAGCAACAAAAGACTAAGCAAATATTGAATGATAACATGGAACAAAGAATACTAGTGTTTTGTGGTGTTACATCAATTGCAGATAGTCTTGGTATTCCTTCTTATCATAGCAAATCTAAAGACAAAGATGCTCTTAAGAATTTTGCAGAAGGAGAAGGTACACACATGGCAGTTGTAAAGATTGGTAATACAGGAGTTACATACAAGCCATTAAATAAGGTTATCATTAATTACTTTGATAGTAATGGTGAGAATCTAGCTCAGAAGATTAATAGATGTATGGCTATGGAATATGACACTCCAGATAAAAAAGCACAGATATATATTATATCATCTGATGAGAAAGTAGAAGGCAAGTGGCTTGATAAGGCCCTTGAGTTCTTTGACAAAAACAAGATAAAATACGTGTAAATATCGTATATTTGTAAAACTAATATTAATAAATAAATAAATAAGAATGAGTTCAAAATTAATTGGAATTGTTGGCGAAACAGGGACAGGTAAGTCAACAGCAGTGAAGCACTTAAGCCCTGAAGAAACCTATGTTATTAATGTTGCAAAGAAAGAGTTACCCTTTAAAGGTTCTCAAAAACTTTACAACGCAGAGAACAAGAATTACAAAGAAGTAGATGATCCAACTGACATCACACGCTTACTTAAAACCATCTCAGAAAAAGCACCACACATCAAGACTATCATT